TTTATTTGTATTCGTGATTGACATATTGCTCGATAAAGTCCAACCTGTTGTTCCATTTTCAAAACTTCCATTTGCAACTAAATTCGTCGTCCCTTCCTCCACCATAATCGCCTTGCCGAATTTGCCTGTTTCGTAGCGGGGGAGGTTGGTGTTAACAAGAGTGCCGTCGGAGAGGTAGGCTATGCTGTTTCTGGTAAAGCTCGGTGCAGCAACAGAAGGCAGTTGCAGTTTGTTGTTTACCACTACAAGGTTGTTTAACGTACCCTGTGTAAAGTCTACGCTTTGTTGTAAGTTTGTGCCTTCGCCATCTCCTTTTAGCCCAAGCCATGCTTTTATTCTTCTGTTTTGCTTCAAAAGCTGATATAGCGGGCTTTGCTTGTTGCCAGCATCAAATTTGCGGCTTGCGTTGTTGAGCCTAATGTCTATCTCGTTAGCACTGATATTGCCGACGGGGAGGCTGCCTTGGCTAACTTCTCTTTCCTCAAGTAGGTGAATGAGCAGGATATCGTCACCTTCGTAGGTTTCCTGTATGGATGTGAAGAATTCCAGTATCTTTACCTGTCGTCCTGCATGACTCCACTTCGTGATAGTCAATACCTGCTTTGTTACATCCAAAACAGGCGAAGGAAGCTGATATGTCCAATTCACCTGATTGTTGCCAGTGACGGACTTTGTATACAGCTTCGTTCCGTCTGCTGCGTACAAATCAATCGTGAAATCTACTGGATATTCGCCTCTTGCGCTATCACCGACAACCTTTAGGTTGTGGATTGGTCTTGCAAAATGCGTGACTGTCAAGGACGGATACGGGCTTACAAATGTTCCGTCTGCCTGCGACAGCTGACTGCCCCACCAGCCCATTTGATGCGTCTCTGCTTCGTCGGGGTCTGGCGCAAGTGCGAAGGTGCCGTCAAGCACCCAGGAGCCGTCCAGGCTGGCTATTTTGACGAAAGGCTCCGATATGGTGTCGGCGGTTTGGGTTGGGTAGCTTATATTCGCTTGCTCGGAGGCTTGGACTTGTATAGATTGGTCAAGGAAAGGGTCTGTGTAGTCGATTTGGATGCGCCCATAAACACGTCTTTCTGTTGCTTTCATCTTCTCTAAAAAATCTTGCGTCACTGGATACATAAAACCACCTACACTTCTTCAAGGGTGATGGTAATGTCACTAACATAATTCGTATTGTGAACAAATACATTCCGCGGCATTTCTGTTATATAGCATTGTATCGTTTTAGTTTGCCCTGCTTCATCGTATATAAAATTAACGGGCTTGCCTGCTTCGTAGTAAGTCCTAAAAAGATTAAAACTTGCCGCAGTAAGCCCATCGTATTTGAGCTGTATTTTCTTTTTAATTGCAATTATATCCTTCACCAACCGCCCGCTTGCTGTTCTATTCGCTTTTGCTATTTCAGTATCTACTATGCTAATTTGCTTAGGCTTAGGAATGTCCTGCTCCATTCCTGAATATCCTATTTTCATCCGCCCATCACTCCAAGCCTGTTATTCTCTAAAATCCTAATATTCATAAGTTTTCTTTCCAGTTGCTTCAAACTATAATCATCGGCGATTAATGCACCAATGTGTAGGTGTATCTCGTTTGGCCTTGCTACTGTCTGCTGCGGTTGTATCTGCATAAGTGCATCTCGAATAATGTAAGTGAGCTTCTCGATTGGAATGACCGCTTCCGGACCTGCTTCACCTACACCGATTATTGCAGGACTATTAAATATACCGCCTGTCGCATACCATTTAACGTTGAAGTCGGGTATCGTGATCGAAAGTGGACCAACCCCAACCGACCTCCATGACACCGACACGTGAGGCAGTGGAATATGCAAATTTCTAAAAGGTGCTAAAATTGCTTCCTTGATTTTATTGAAGATATCACTCGCTGCCGTTCTTAAACTATCCCATGCATTAATAACTTTCTCTTTCATGTTATTAAAAGTAGTTATTAAATTGTCCTTTAACTCTATACCTTTTTGTTTGATTGTATCCCAATTTTTATAAAGTGTAACGCCCACAGCAGTTAATCCTACTATTGCAGCAACGGCTATGCCAATCGGACCTGTCAATGCTGATATAGCTGCACCGACAGCACCGCTTGCACCGCCTGCTGCTGCCATTGCACCGCTCAATGTGCTAAACGCTGTGCTGATTGTGCCAACCGCTGTAATAAGCTTACCCACAACCAAAATAACAGGTCCTATTGCTGCTGCAACCGCTGCAAATTGTATGATTAGTTGTTGTTGCGCAGGTGTGAGTGCATTAAACTTATCAGCAAGCATACTGAGAATATCCGCAAGTCGTTGCACCATTGGAGCTAATGCATCTCCAAACTGTATAGCACTGTTTTTTAGCTCATTTAGAGCTTTGTTCAGCTTAGCACCAGTTGTATTTGTTACTTGCACAAATGCTTTATCTGTCGTGCCTGCTGCATTTCCCATAAGTGTTAATGCTTGTGCAAAGTCCTGAGCACCTTTACCAGCAAGCACCGTTACTGTGTTTAGAGCTTCGACACTGCCAAACAGTTTAGCCATCATCTCAGCGTTGCCGCCAGTTTTTTCTCGAACTTCCTCTAAGAATTTAGCCCAGCCTACGGATTGCAAATGTGCTGCGTTAAAGCTCAACCCCAGCTGTTCCGCCAGCTTAGCTGCTTCTGAGCTGGGTTTCATGATGTTAGAAAAGGCTGCCTTTAACCCTGTCACTGCTTCCGATGTTTGAATACCATTTTTAGTCAGCACTGCAAGAGAAGCAAAAAGTTCTTTTGTGCTAACATTTAGAGCTGATGCGATAGGAATGACATTACCAATAGACCTTGCCATTTCGCCAAATGTTGTCTTACCATAGTTCTGCGCAACCATCATCTCATCAGTAATTCTTTTTGCCTCTGAAGCTTTTAGCCCATATGCATTAAGCACTGTAGAAAGTGCATTTACCGCTGTTGTAGTGTCTGTAAAGCCGCCTTTTGCTGCTTTCACTGCTGTCTCAAGAAATTTTACAGAATTAGCAGTATCTACGCCAGCACTTATAGCCTGATACGTTGCTTCAGTAAGTTCGTTTACTGAAATACCAGTTTGATTTGAAAGTTCTAATAGTCCTTTTCTTAAACTATCTAAAGATACTTTACTTGTATCCGCTATCGTTGCAACCTTAGCCATCCCATTTTCAAAATCTATGCTAAATTTAACCGCTGCTGTTCCTGCAGCCAAAATCGGTGCTGTTACTTTCTTTGTCAAGCTTTCCCCGACATCACTAACTTTTTTGCCAACATCTTTTAACTTTTCGCCAGCCTCTTTAGCAGATTGCGACAGTTTATACCAAACAGAGCTTTGTTTTTCTAACTCTGTTGTTGTTTTCTTTAATTCGTTCTCCAAGTTAGCAAGTTCAGCCTGTGCTTTGTTAAGCTTAATAGCTAAATCCTGTGTAGCTTTCGCATCTGCACCTTTTGTTTCGACACTTCTTTGATAAGCTTGTTCAAGCGCTGCTACCTTTTGCTTTTGTATTTCTATTTGTTTTGACAGAGCATCAGCTTGCAACTTTAGTTTGTCTGTGCTGCTTCCAAAATCCCCAAGCTTTGCAGTAGCAGCTTGAAATTCTGATTGTACTAACTTCATTTGTCTGTTAAGCTGCGATATTCCGTTTTGAAAACCCGTGCTATCCAAATTAACAACGACGTTAAGTTTACCAATTTCTTCGTTCGGCACTATTCTCACCTGCCTTTCATTATAAGAAAGGTATCTGGTCTATGAATACTTCTTGTTCTTCTTCTGCTGTTTCTATTCCTCGAACCTTCTTATACACATTAAACAGAGCAATTATCTTTCTTGGTGTACTGGCCCAAAACTCTTCTTCCGAAAGCCCCAATATATTTCTCCCAAGATAATAAATCCAAGCCCAATCCCAGCTTTTCTCACTGGGTTCAGTTAGTTTTTTTCGGTTTTATCCACCTCTGGCATTGCTTCAGATATAGCTTGTGTAATTGCATTCATTACTTCGTTCATATTCCCTAAATGCACCATTTCGCCCACTTGCTCAAGTGTTAGGCTCTTGTCTTCATGTATCAAACCACACCACAACATAGCTCTTATAGCCTTTATGCTCCCCTTTTGCATTGCTTCAAATGCAGTATTTATATCGCCGTAAAGTTCTTCAAGCTCCGCAAATGCGTTTAGATCAAATTTAAGATGTCTTTCTTTGTCAAGTTGTATTGGTATTAGTTTTGTTCTTATATCTCTAACATTGCCCATCTATGTTACACTCCCTTCTAAATATGTAAAAGGCACAGGATTAAGCTCCTGTGCCAGCGTTAATCTTTGTTGCTGTAAACCAGTCTGTTGCTGTAAAGCCTTGCTCGTCTTCATCTCCAACAAGCTTCCATTTTCCGTCATATACTCTGCAAACAAAAGTGCCTTTCAACTTCGCTGTCTGAAATTTCACTTTATCCTCTTTAGTCTGACTCTCATCATCCGGTATTTCAAATTTACCTTTAAGTAGCCAATAGTAACGGTACTTACCATTGCTTTTCAACGCTCTAAACCCTACTGCTACATAAGGTGCTTGGTCTGTGCTTTTTGCCTCTAAAACGCCATTATTTACCGTGTGTCCCAATAGAGCAGCTTGTACTGACAAAGGCAAATCTGCCATTTCAAGCTCTAATGTAATTTCTCCTAATGAAGACGCAGTCTCAAAAGCTCCATCATCAGCATAAAGCGTTACACTGTCTGTTTTTGCTGAAATCTTAGCTGATATAGCTCCTGCAATTTGAACAGGAGTTTGATATGTCACACCTGTTGCATCGTCTTTAGTAAGCAATGCATAGTAAACATCTTTAAGCCCTATCTTAACGCTGTTAGCCATTTATTACACCTCCAAATAATAAAATCTCAGAACCTTGTGATACACTTTCACATCATTCTCGTACAAATCATACGCACTCAGAAAAGAAAAGCCAGCTTGCTTCATAGCTGACTTTACCTGTTCGACTATACTTGAGTAGTTACCCTTACTCCAAACGTCCACTTGCACATAGTAAGCTGTGCCTTGCTGAATGTCATCAGCATAAAGCTCACCATTTTCAAGATAACAAAAAAACGTAATGTAAGTATCTGCTGTGCCACTATAAACTTGAAAGCTTACAGGCACGCCTATATCTTTTAGTGCATTTATTACAAGCTGGTTTATGCTCATCATAATCCCAGCCCTTCTTTAAGCTTTTGCATGATTATCTCCTGAATCTTTCCCTTGTTCTTTTCGTATGCTCTGCTCATGAAAGGATTAGCCCGCATCTTCACAGTGCCAAACTCAATGAATTTAGCTCTCCAGTTTGTGTCCTTATTGGGCCCAACTTCTACGTATTTCTGTCCTTGCTTTGTTTTAACGTTTGACACCTCTATACTGTCCCGTAGCTCTCCTGTCCTAACCGGTGCTTCTTTCTTCATCTCTTCAGCAAGATATGTTCCTGCTTCACGCAATGCTTCGTTCTCTATTCTACTGCCTTTCTGCCCAAGTGCTTCCACAGCTTTTATAAGCTCATC